AAATCGGTCGATGGTGCGACGGAATCAAGGAAGGCTATTACAGATGCGTTTACAGGCGTTTCAAAACATGATACGTGGGCTGTACGTGTGATTGCAGCACTTCCATACGCATTTAAGGCACACGACCTCATGGTTGCTGTTAAAGATGAAGTTTCACGAGTAGCATTATCACGAGCAATATGGTAAGTTTAAAATCAATATATTATGGGTTAGCCAATGCCGTAAAAGATGTTTGCGACAAGGGGTATTATCAAGATAGACCACAATCTGTTACTGACAGACCCAATAGTTACATTGTTATCGTCTTACCATCTTCCATCTATAACAATGAAATCGGCGAGCGTGGAGAATATAACGACTTCACAACATCAGTTGTCTTTAAAGTCTTTGTAAGAGACATCATGTCGGCGAGTAACCCAGTGAGCATGGATATAAAGACAATGGACGAAAAGGTCAGTAAGTTGTTTTCTCTATTCCCCATCTGCAATGATACGTTTAAGGTGACGAAGCCTGAAATAACGTTGCAGGTTAGTGACAAGTCAGGGTTTCATGTAACATTCATACAAGCACAATTAAGAACAAAATAAGTTTCATTTTTAAAGGTATAATATTATGGCATTAAAGAAAAAAACAGATTTGAAAGACCTTTTTAGTGGTCCTTCGTCTCTATTGTATCAAGCAGCAGAAATCGACTTAGGTGGTGGCTCGGCTATCACACTTGCTCCTGAACTCGACTTACCTGTAAAGGTTGAGAGTTTGAAGATTGAGCAAGGCGACCCCAGTCTTACTCACTACAAAATTATCGGTATGAATGGCGACTGGGATTCTACTGCTGAAATTGGTGACTTCGAGATATCCTTCACCGTCCCCACCAAGCACGCAGATATTTTGAAATGGGCGCATGGTGACGACGCTATCACCGACAACGTTCAAGTAGCCATCGGTGCAAAGAATTACAAGGGTCAGGCACTCACTCCTAAGAAGCACAAAATCAAGGGTACGTTTATCATTGAGGATGATGCACAGGAGAACTTGATGATTTTGTCGGGTGTTGCTTTGTGGGCGAAACCAATGCTTGACGATGGTAAGGTTTACGCTATCGGCTTAACAGGCACGATGGAAATTAGTTCGTCTCCAAATATCGCATGGTTGAAGAAGCAGTAATTAGTTTCACAAGGTAATTAGATTTTGGATAACAACGCAAGGGCGGCAGGCATTATTTGCCGCTGCCCTTTTTACTTTAAAGTCATAACGTTATGGATAAAAAAATAGAGCAACCCAACATAGAATTACAACAAGTTTTGGATGCTATCATGGAGGAAACCAAAACGCCGTACACATTTCGTGGGAAGCAACATAAAATGGGGTGGTTGCATAATGGTGCAACGAGAAAGTTTACACATGTAGAACTTTCAACGGATAATGAGTGGAAAAAACGTGTGAAGCAATGTGCTATTGTACGGCTGAATAACAAATGGACGATACTTCTGTTCTATTGGATTTTGTGGCGTTATTACTACTACATTTTGGATTTAGATATTGTCGAAGTCCTCAATGTGTTTGATGTTGCTAAAAAAAAAATACAATCAGTCCCATTACAGATGGCTACCATATTAGCGACCGCGATGAAGGACACGATGATGGCGATGATGAGGGACGAAGTAAGGCTTATCCGAGCAGAACAAGCTGGGGAGGTGCGTTCAGCTTAGCCGAGAAGTTCCCATTCCTTTTCGAACGCCGTTTTTTCACTCGTGCATACGATTATTGGTGGGGATATACAGCTGCCCAAATCTATTTAATGGTTGTCGACCAACCGCTGATTGTATATCCAAAGGATGATAAAGGCGAGCATGCAAGTAAGGATGAAATGGAAGCTCTCACGGAAGCATGGGAACAGAAACATAAGAAATCAAGAGTTGGCGAGAAAATCTCTCTCGGTGACTATCTCAATAAAAATATTACAGACAATTAAACAGGCAGAAATATGGCAGGTGGAGATTTGGGAGAATTAATGTTCTCGCTTGGTATTAAAGATAATGTATCAAATGACCTTGATAGCATATTAAGGAAGTTTATCAATATGGATGCATCTGTAAACAAAACGACAGATGCACTACGTAAGTTAGCTTCAAGGATTCGCGAAGCAGGCGATATTGATGGGAATGGTCCGTCAAAAGAGTTTCTGAAGCTCGCTGATTCAATAGATGGTTCTGCTGCGCGTATCGTGAAACTTCGTAGCGAAATCAGAAAGACATCGGATGCTATCAACAACATCAAGGCAATACCAAACTTTATGCAGGACAGCAATCTTATGTCCTCATTGAATAAGCTGCAAGGGTATCTTCGGACGCTGAATGGTATTGATAGTAATAAAATCCTTGATGGCGGTCGAATTTCAGCTATATTCTCAAATGGTGCTCGTTCCATCCAAGAAGCCAACGCGTCGTTACGTGCATATAATGAAACGGCGAAGCAGACAAAACTTTCGATGGAGCAAAACGCTCGTGCAACAAGGGACTTCGTGTCTTCTTTTGATAGAGCACATAGTTCTATTGGGAAAACATCGGATGTCCTCAACGATTTAAAGGGGCTGATTTTAAATGGTGGTATTATTTATGGTGCACAGCAGTTCGCCATGAGCATTATCCAAACAGGTGGTGAGATTGAAAAGCAACACATTGCGTTGCAAAGTATTATTGGTGATTTGCAAAATGCGAATGAGTTGTTTGGCCAAATTAAAGAACTCGCCCTTGCATCGCCATTCACCTTTTCTGAATTAAACAGGGACGTAAAGCAACTGGCTGCCTTTGGTGTGGAAACAGACCAGTTATATGATAAAACAAAACGAATTGCGGATATATCTGCTGGTCTTGGTGTTTCGTTTGAGCGATTGGGATTAGCTTATGGTCAGGTAAAGGCAAGAAGCTGGCTCGATGGTAAGGAACTACGCCAATTTGCGTATGCAGGTCTTCCTATGCTCGAAAAGATTGCAAATATGTACACTCGCGAGCGTGGAAGAAGCTACACTACGAGGGATGTGCGTGATATGATAACGAAACGCGAAGTCTCTTTTGAGGATGTTGATAAGATTTTTGACGAACTTACTGACAAGGGAGGTCAATTCTATCAAATGCAAAACACCCTTTCCGAAACGCTCCTTGGTAGATTTTTGAAATTAAAAGACGCTTGGGAGATAATGCTTTCAGGATTTGCTCGTGGTGATAGTGTTGTCGGTGGGTTCTTTAAAAAGGCACTTAATGGAATCACTGCCGTTGTACAGGGACTTGACAAGATGGGGCCAGTTATCCTTGCAGCGTTTAGTGGATTTGCTATTAAGCGTGCAGGGATTGCACTTGGTGGTAGTACGGCAAAGGATATTCTCTCGGCGAAATCAAATCTCGCAGCAAGATACCAAGAGAAGGCCTTAACGGGAGAGTTGAGTGCTGTGGAGCGTCAAATCCTTGCAACAAAACGGCAGATTACGGCGCAGGATTTAAAGACGCTCGCATCTTCGGGTGCTATAACAAGGCAAGAACTCCAACGGCTGTTGTTGTCAAGGAAAATCACATCACAACAATACGCACAGGCAATGGCTGTCTTGGCAACATCGAACAATATGACGGCTCTATCTGCGAAAACGCAAATTCTATTAAGGTCTGTTGCTATAAATGGCGGTACTATTTGGCAAAGGTTTAAACTCGGTGGTATGGCCGCGTTTTCTTTACTCGGAACAGGAGCAAAAGCCCTTGGCGCAACACTTTGGTCAGCTATTGGTGGGCTGCCAGGTTTAATCATTACTGGAGCCACGATGGCTCTTACTTATCTTTGGCAAAAGAGTGAAGAGTTAAAGCAAGCACAACAACAAGCCACTGATGAACTCGAAAATAGAAATAAAAGTTTAAAAGAGTTCATTGACACTAATGATATTAGCAACGCAATCACAAAAGGTGGGCAGGACTTAGAGAATAGCATTGAGTCTTACAAGGATAAATTAAAAGAGATTGCGCCATACAACTATAATGCCTACATGATGACAGCGAACGAAAAGAGTTCGCATGAGGAACGTTTGAAATATCTAAAGAAGCAATTAGATTTACTTCTTAAAGCAAACGAAATCTCAAAAAAGAAGTCGAACAAGTTTATTGAAGATTTCAAAGGCGATTTCGAGGGTTTATCTGACAACAGAAAGAGTTATAGAAAGCAGCAAGAACAAGGTTTCAGTATTGGTATGCGTGCGAATGATAATCAGTTTAATATGAATATCAGGAGCCTTGCCGCAAAACTTTCAGAGGAATTTCCACGTGTTGCGACAGACCCAAAGATGCGTGAAGCAATGAAGATGTTGCGCGCAAATATATATAGTCAGTTATCTGTCGACCCCGAAGACCAACTTCACATCAATGTAAAATTGGATGAATTGATGGGATTAGACCCATCATCTAATTTCTCTGAAAAGGTTGAGGATAAACTTCGCTCTGTTGTGGACAACCCAAAAAATAAAATAATCCTAAAGAATGGCATTACAGAGTATGCGTCAACCATCGCTGAAAAAATAAAGAATGGGCAACAACTCACAAAAGCAGAAGAGGAACTTCTGCGTAAGTGCTACAAGCAAGCTATCGCCCAATTAAAAAAAGACTATCCTGAATATGCGACAAACTTGCAAAAACTTCTTAACGATTCGCAGTTTTATGCCAACGTGAAAGTCAACTTTGTTGGTACAAGAGCAACAGGTCTGCAATCGCAAATATATAAGAATTTCCCAACACTTGGTGATAACTATGCGAAAGCGAGAAATCTTGCAATGTCTTGGGTTGAGAATGATAGTGTGTATGATACAAAAAACAACGGGCGAAAGGAAGTTGATAAGCGTTACAATGAATACATTGCGAATGTTAAGGCCTTTAAAAAGGGGAAGGTTACAGAAGCAGATGTAAGAAAATCTAAGGAAGCTTATGATATAGCTGTACTCGCTTTAAAGGAATCGCTTGGCGATGACTATACTGGTAAGCCAGAGAAATCAAATAAGGCTGGTAAGAATACCGCCGATAAAGCCAAACGCGAGTGGGAGAAACAACAACGCAAGATATTAAAAGGATGGCAGGAGCGCAAACGTCTTCTCGAAGAGTATTACGAAACATGGAATAAGTGGCGTAATATCGAGGGAAAGGACAATGCCAAGGGACATGTGCGGTCAGACAAACGCTTTGCATCTGTTAGCAATGAGTTTAAAGACCCCGAAGTACTTGGTGAGAACCTTGACAGACTTGCTGTTAAATACTCTAAACTTGCGAAAACAGAAGAGCAGTTAAGCTTTGTTCGTGAGACGCGTGCAGAAGCTGCAAAACGCGAAGCAGACTTAGAACTCGAGTTAGCAGAAAAGTCAATGAGGTCTTTGTCTGAAAAGTTAGATTTGCTATCTAAGCAATATACAATGTACCAAAAGCTTGCAAAGGTTGCAGGTAGCAGCACAGCAGCCCATTATGCCTTTGGCAGTTCTCACATTGGTCTTGCTGGAGAGTGGAGTTATTACGAATATTTGAAGGACTATTTGAATGGTTTAAATGGCAGGGTGAATATAAAGCCGTTTATCAATGGCGGTAACGGCAATAGTAAACAGGAAGCAACTATTTACGCTCGTGCCTTGAAAGGCGTTGACTTTAGTAAGTATGGCGGTCTTGAAGGCGTTCTGCAAATGTCAGATAGTCGCATTAATGACGAGTTCGGTAAAGATAGAGACTTGTCAAAGATGCTCATAGACTTCAAAAAGGAAGTCGACAAGTTAGACGAGAAGATTGCCGATACACTTGTTTCAGGATATACTTATTTCCAAAATTATAACGAAGAGATAGAAGCTATTAACAAATCGTATGACGAACAGATTAAACGGTTGGAGGAGCGCAATAGACTGAATAGTGAGAATGACAAATACATTTCAGACGAAGCACTGCGAAAGGGGAAGGTTGTATTAGAGCAACAGCGTGAGCGAGATAAGTCCAATGTAAACATGGAGGCGATGAAGCACTCTAAAGATTATTACAATTTCTTTGGTGCTATCACCACTCTCAACACAAAAGATGCAGAAGCGTATGCCAACTCTATTCGTGAACTTGTCAACAAAGCCTTCCAAAGCGGTGCTATTGACGCAAGGGAATATTCCAAGCAAATCAAGCAGATTAACGAGCAGATGGATAAGCTGAATAACCAACATTCAGACTTTATCACGTACATCCAAGGCGGACTTGATGCTGTTGTACAAAAATATAAGACAAAAGGAGACGAACTGCAAGCGCGAGGTTCTTTTGATTATGGAGAAGCACAAAGGAATTTCCAAAAAGCAAAAGTTGATGGGGATTTGAATGGCATCTCAAAATCAATCTTCGATATGCAGCAAGCTAAGGGGATGCAGGCGAATGGTGAAGCTATGTCGAAAGCTGCCAATAATATGAAAGGGACAGTCAGTGTTATTGACGCTATTGTGAATGGCATTAATAATATTGTGCAGGGCATGAAGAGGTTTGTTGACCAAATCGCAGACGATTTCGATACCATGGGGAAAGGTGGTAATGGTATTCGCGATAGTAAAGGTTATCAATTTGTCAGTGGTTTTTCTGAAGCTTCACAAGGAGCCGCTGACGGATGGAATAACCTAAAGAATGGTAATGTAATGGGTGCTGTCACAGGTGTTTACCGCTCGTTCTCTGGGTGGTGGACAGGTTTTGCGAGAACACATGATGCGAAGTTGGAACGTCAGATACAGATTGCGGAACGTCAATTAAAGGCACTTGGAAACCTACAAAACTCTATTGAACGGCATCTTAAAACGACACTTGGCGGTGTTTATCATTACAAATCGAATGAGGCGGACATCAATAAGATTAAAGATGGTCTTAATAATTATTCCCTTGCAAAGAATGGTGTTGAGTATGGGCATGACACTCGATTGGCAAGCAAAGCGATAGGCGCTGGTACAGGTATCGCTGTTGGTGCAGGTTCCGCCGCCCTTGCTGGTGCAATGCTCGGTTCTGCTGTTGGTCCAATAGGAGCAGCCGTTGGTGCCGCTGTCGGTGCTATTGCTGGATTTGTTATTGGGGGGCTGTTTGGCCACAAGAAAAGAAAGCATGAGACAATCTATCAAGATGATACGAATGTGGCAATGGAGAGAGCAAATCAAACGCGTGAATATTACGACCAACAATATGCTGTAATGAAAATGCAGCGTGACCAAATGGAGGATAAGCTCAACAAGGAGGAAGAAAAGAAAAAGAAAGATGAGGGGAAGATAGATGACTACGAAAGTCAACTCGCAGAAGTGAAGGAAAAAATCGCAAACTTTGCTATGGATATGGCGAAGAATCTGTATCAGATAGATTTGAAGTCATGGGCAAGCGAACTCACAAAGGCTATTGTCGACGCGTGGACTAAGGGTGAGGATGCGGCGAAAGCGTACCATGATAAGGTGAAAGACTTAATGCGTAACCTCGCAACGAATATTATCTCTACACGCATAATGGAGTACAATTTAAAGTCTGTTGAAGCACTTTTACAGAAAAAGATGACAGATAAGAGTGGTAAATTAGATGCGGATGACATTATTGAGTTGGCAGACGAATTGGATGCACAAACGACAAAGTCTGTTGATAACATTACTGCTGTTCTCGAAAGATTAAAGGCTCGTGGGTGGGATTTATCGCAGAATGGCTCAAATTCTATCAGCAATGGTATTAAGTCCATAACAGAAGAGACCGCAGATATTATTGCAAGCTATCTCAATGCGATACGCTTAGACGTGTCTGTCAATAGGGTAACGTTGCAACGAATATACGATTCTGTCTCCACGTTGTCGACAATGAATATTATTGCAAGTGCGCAGTTGTCAACGCTAAATGCTATTTCAGCAAACACATTGCGAAATGCGGATTATTCAGAACGTATTTTGAGATTGCTCAATGAAGTCACAACGCCAGGAGTAAAGAAAGTAAATATCAATTAATAGGTATGGAATTATTTAAAAAGAAAAATAGGTTATCGTGCGAACTAAAAAGTGAAGGCCGCCAGTTAGGTATGTGCGATGAAATTTACGATGTTTGGAATGGTTATGAAACAATCGACGATTTGTGTAGGTTATATGCAGATAATATTGAGTTTATTATTAATCATCCCGAATGGAAGTTGAATAAAACGTTAAAGAGATACGCAGATTTAGAAACGTTGCATAAGTATGGCATTTACATTGATGAGAAAATAGCACTATCCAATATCAATGGTGCTATCATCAACGGAACTTCCAACGTAGCTATTAATATGGATGGTTACTCTTCTATTGAGGCCTATGTTCGTGAAGATTGCGAGGTGCATCTAAATCTAAGCGGTCATTCGATAGCGTATATAAACTTATACGACAACGCAAAGATTGAGATTCACACCAAAGAGAATGCAAAATGCTTTGTCTACAAATATGGAGGTGATGTCGATGCTCATGGCGATGTAAAGGTTAGAGATAGAAAAAAGTGAGAAAGTTTTGGGCATAGTTAAAAGTAGCTATGCCCAAATATATTACTTGCTATTAGTTTTTGTGACATTGGGTGTATATTGAATCACCAACAAGCCTCTTGATGTCATAGGCAACAGAGCCACAATCATGGATGCATCCTTTAATGTAAGTGCGTTAATAAAAGCGTACTTTCCATTAAATTCGCTTGGCACAATTTCGTACCGCTCAATTAGAAAATCAGAAATGTTTAGAATTTCTGTTGTCGCCTTTAATATTACCGTGCAAGAGGATAATTTTCCATTCTCGAATTTATAGTAGATAGATTGGCTATTCGTCTGATTAGAATAAATGAGGTCGTTTGTACTTTCTGAAAATGGCGTTCCGCACCTCTTGACTACTTCGTCTTTGCTGATGCCAAACTCTGTTATAGGCTCCATGAATAGCGAATACTTTGGTCGAACAATAACCTTACATTTCTTTACCTTTCCACCACTATGTGCTACAATGTACGTTTCGCCAACATGGACGCTCTTTACACTTCCATCATTAGACACGGATGCTACATAAGGATTTTCACTTTCCCAACTAACACCTTGTGAAGACGAAGTGAGTTTAATGATACTATTATTTCCCGTAAAAGAGATTTCTGATTGACTAATGGAAAATACGCTATCATCGTCATCAGATGACGAACAAGAAACCAATGCTGCACATACCGAAAAGATTGTGAGCGTCATAAGAAGATACTTTTTCATAAATATTGTTTTTTATATTTTGTTTTAATAACGCAAAGATATGGAGTATAGATGTTATTTACAATAGTGACGCCGTGTTTTACATATTTTTTTACAAAATCTATTTTTAATTTGAATATTTATTGTATAAATATACGTTTTTAGTTATATTTGCATGTAAATATTTACGTTATGCAATACGACAAAGTATATCTACAAAAAATGAAAGCGTCCTCTCCTGTAAAGGAGACGGTTGCGGACTTTGATATATACTGTGCGAGTATGCCATTCAAGTTATATTCCGATGCAAAGGATTTATCAAAACGTGATTGGTATGATGAGCATGGCGAGGACGAGTATATCCCAGAGGAAGGACTGAAATTAAAGTCGTACACTATTGATGTGACGTTCTGTTGCAAGGGTGACAAAAACTCTTCAAATATTAAGATAAAAAAGTTTCTTGATTATTTGACAGGCAATGACGGCTCGGGGGTTGAGTTAAAGATGTATTGCACGTGGACGAAAATTGGTCGCAAATCAGTGCGGTTTACAAAGCTAAACGATGATGCGAGGCTTGTTCGTGATGATGATGGTGATGTTCTTGTTTTCAAGGTATCGTTTAAGGTAAACGACCCGATAACAGACATATCTCCTATTGTGAATGGTATGAATGTAATAACAGATTTAAGATAATGGGGAAATGGAAAATCTTTCACGCTGATGGCGCACCATTAAAAGATGAGAATAGTACAACCATCGAAACCTTATCGTTGGACTATAACGGCTCATGGATGGGTGAATGTTCCGTTTCTATCACCTTTAAAAACCCTGCTCCTATTCTGTTTAAGATAGGCGATTACTTAATCTATCGCAATGAGAAGTTTGAGATAAACTACGACCCAGGCAAGATTAAACAATCACGTCGTGACACGTATGGTGAAGCATTTGTCTATGAGAATGTAAAGTTTAATGCAAAGCAAGATGAGTTAGCGAGAACAGAGTTTTTAGACATCGTGTTACATGATAATCAACTCCACTATACCTCGTTGACTAAATTTTCCTTTTACGTCTCCTCTCTTGACGATTTACTTGACAGAATACAAGCAAATTTGAATGAACAATGGGGATTTAACGCGTGGAAGTTGTATAGCCGCAATAAATTACGTTCCCTACAACGAGGGTGTGATGAGAATGTTTGGGTTAAGACGTATGGCAACACCATTGTAGATAATGTGATTAAGTCCACGTCTATCATTGCAGATGGTTTAAACTGCTGGAGTGCTCTTGCTCTTGTTAATAGCAAATTTGATATAAATTTCATTACTCGTGGAAGAAACGTGTTCGTTGGTACGATAGGATTGCCGACAGCCCACTTGTTTGAGTATGGGAAAAACAACGGCCTATATCAGATAGAACAAAATGCAGATAGTGAGCAAGCTATTGTTACTCGCCTACGTGCGTATGGCTCTACGAAGAACTTGCCAAACAGATATTATGCTACACTTAACTTGCAAGTGTTTGGCGTGATAGATAATATAAAAGTCAAGCAAACAGGGACGAGCCTATATACAGAGTTTATTCTTGACCTAAAATTTAAGGAATATCTATTCTTTAATGAACTGACCCAATATAGTTCTCCTTCTGCACGGATATTCTATGTAAAGATAAAGATTGGTGGTCACGTAGCAAATGCTCGTGTGTTCAAGGATTATGATAGCGACAAGATAAGGGTTTATTCTGAATATGTTGCAGGCTCGACAGACCCTGACGATAACACAGACCAGCCGTCAATGACTGATTTCGTCCAAGCCGTGAATATTGGAGCGAGGGTTTATTTCATTACTGGTGTAAAAAAAGAGCAATTCCCTGTTACCAGTAAAGATTATGCGACGGAAAACCTGCCAAATAATATGGCTGTTGACCATCTTATGCTACCAGGATTCCCAAATAAGTCTTTACAACAATGGTGGAACGAGCAAGATACGGCGACACAGAATAGAATATACAGCGGAACGAAACAACATATTTTTTCCACCAATAAATATCGTCCATTTATAGACTCGACTAATATTGGTGAGATAGGTGTTCGTCCAAGTTCTGTTTATTTCGATAGTGAGGATATAGAGAAAGGTATAGAAGAAATTTATCCTACTATTGAGAAGATGGAAGTGAATGGTGTTCGCATTGATGAAGTTCTGTCCGCTCAACAGATAGAGGATAATGGCGTGTTTCGTGATGGTGCAACCATACCAAATTTTAAAATCAACCTGAAATCAGCTATCAATTTTGATATAAATGAACTGATGCACAACTCAACAGAGCAACCATATATCGCCATGAAAGATGGTATGTGTGGAGCACGTCAATTCAAAATTGCTGCTGCGAGGAAGTTACGCGATAACACATGGGAACTTACCTGTGAACGAGTTTTAGATGACGCATTGCAATTATATTTCCCATATAACGATTACCAAATCAAGCCAAACGACCACTTTGTTTTGATAGGAATCCCCCTACCAGATTCGTACGTGGAGGCGGCATCTATCAAGCTATTGCAATTTGCGTTGAGGTTTATTGATAAAAATGACTATACACGATATATCTATTCGCCCAAGATAGATGAAATCTTCATGCAACGCCAGCACGATAAAGCTATTGCGGACACAACGGGAAATACCATTTCATTGCATGACACTATTAAGGAGGGCGACCAGCTTGCATTCGAGGATAATGATTTACATATACAAGGGAATATAACCATCGACCAGCTTTCCATTCATGAGAGCGAGAATAAGATTCCGACATACGACGTTACTCTTCGAGAAGACAAATCTGTTGGAACGATACAAAAGATGCAGGAACGTATCAATTCTTTAGAAAGCGGAAATGGTGCATTAGGTACAGAAAGTGGTATAACTATACCACAGATACAACGCCTTATCGAAACATTCGGTGGGAAGCGTTTCCTAAGTAAGTTAAATCCCGACACCGCGCAAGCCGTTATCACGTTCCTAAAGGGTTTGAATATCGGCACGGACTATTCCATTAATGAATTGGGCGAAGCGGTATTGAAAGCCATCACGAGCAAAGACTTCAATGCGTTAGAACAGGCAGGCTTTGGTATCACACAACGTAGGGATGGGAAGTATCAGCTAAGCATAACCGACTTGATTGTTTGGGGCAAGGCTGTGTTTAATGAGTTGGAGAAACGAAAGCTAAGCTATGTTGGCGGCAATTTCGTATTCAGTGCGTGTGGCTCCAAGATTAAGCGTGTTGTTGATAACGGCACTACATGGCGTTGTTATTTTCATCAAGATGATGGCACGACGGCTACGACCAACCTTTGGGAAGTGGATGACCAAGCGCGTTGTCAAACGTTCAATATCCGCGCAGGCGTTTATGCAGGCGTTTCCAACAGAAACTACTGGCGTAGAGTGATGGCAAAGGGTATTGATTATATCGACCTTTCAAAGACCGATTGCGAGCAAGGGAGTGACGCACCACAAGTTGATGATACGCTTGTTCAGTTCGGCAATAGGACAAAGACCGACAGGCAAAATATAATCATCATCTACACTACGGGTAATAATGCTCCATCTTATGTGATGTATGCAGGTATAAACAGCTACACCTTGGAGGGCAAAGCAACGACAACGTTATCACCCAATGACGTAGCGATATTGGCCAAAAACTTTAGGCTCATCAGTAGCAATGGCGCACTCATTCCAATAGTGGCGAACCGAGGGACATGGGCCACGGGTGAGAAATACGGCTATTATGACCAAGTGAGCCATGATGGCCGACTATGGCTTTGTGTTGCCCCAGTAGGTACTATCGTCACATCAGCACCGAGCATGAGCAATCCTCAATGGCAGTTACAGGTGGACAGAGGAAGCGATGGAAGCAGCATACGGATGGAGATAAATAGCGACATGGGAAGTGTGCTTTACAATGGACGTGGCACGATAACCCTCACAGCGCATATCTACGAGGGCAATACAGAAACAACAGCAAACTATGCTGCGAGCGAGTTCTCGTGGGTAAGGGTATCGACAGACACGGCAGGCGATACGGCATTTAACACGGCGCATGTTGGCGTAGGGAATAGTATTAGTGTAAACAGGGATGATGTGCTCAATGCGAGTGCAAAATTTGAATGTATATTAAATAATTAGGATATGGCAATAAAGGCAAGAGGAGAATTTACGATTTCGGTTATCAACGATGGCAGGGGTGAGAAAACGTATATCCGTTATTCAGATGATAATGGGCAGACGTTTACAAAGGATGTTCCATTGAAAACAACAGGTGATATGTTTGCAGGGCGTAACATCTTTGCTATTAATGCAGGGTTGTTAGCCGAGGCTGGGGCTGTGCTTGATAAGAGCATACGTGGTGTGAAATGCACCAAAACAAAGAGCCTTAACCGCGTTGGACAGCTATTTAAGCGGTTCAAAGTTAACTTGCCAAGTGGGCAATTCCGTATCAGTGGACGCATGAAAACAGATGGCACAACGTTCAGTGTGAATGTGAATATGGGCGGTGTGAATGCAGGCGACGTGACGGCGACACCCAACTGGCAGCCGTTTAGCTTGCTTGTCAACAACCCTGGATATAGTGATGCGCCCAACTATTGCTTTGTGGACTTCCGTTATGGCATGACACAGCCAACATCCACAACGTTAAATCTCTATATTGCTGATTTAATGATAACACAGGGGAATACACCATACGACTATGCCCCAGCACCCGAAGACCAACAATTTGGACTTACGCAAGGCAGATATATTGGTATCATGTCGTGGGATAAGCCCTATCCCCCACTCGACCCAAGTTCATACACGTGGAGCGCATTTCAGGGGCAGGACGCAGAGTTATATAAACTTAGTCCATTAGAGGAAAGTGCGATTGTTGGCAATGATGGTGCATGTAAGGTTACTTTGCGATATAATGTTACCTATATTGCAGGTAGCAAGGCTTCTAAGTACACAGGGGACGATATTACCCTTAAGGCAGATAGCCGTTTGGGTGTATTGAACTTCACGAAGAAAGCCACAGGTGAATGGGAATGCGTTACTACAATAGCCGACTTTACAACGAAGAATTTAGGCTCATTTAATGTCAGTGTGATGAAAGGTGCGCAGGTGTTGGACACACGTGTTATTCCTGTGACCTATGCCACACAAGCATTGTTGGAAGCCAATCAGAAGTTAGGAGAGGTTGTTGCCAGCGTTCGTGGCATTTCAAAGCTCATTCACAATTTGCTCGTTGGCTCAACGTTCTTGGAGCCCATTGATGGCGTGTGGTCAATGGCGGGAGCAAAGGTTGATGACGCACTGAAATACAACAATAGCAATGTGGTATTCATCGAGGAACATGGCGCAACACAAGACACCTACCATTCACTCCTATTTAATGTCAGTGGTCTTGCGCCGAACACAACCTATACCATTTCGGCAATGGTTCGCACAGATAATCTTGCTTCATTCACAGGTGGTAATAATGGTGCTGTGTTAGAGGTGACGCAAACAACCAACGGACAACGTAAACGGCTATTCGACCCTATCTCTATTGTTCCACTAACGGCAAACACATGGGAAAAGGTGGAACACACGTTTACAACGCCGCCAACACTCACATCAGAAGTGGTGGAGGTGAAATTCATGCTATTGCGTAATGGTCGATTGTGGTTATCGCAGCCCATGATGAACCAAGGAAGCGTGGCAGCCGATTATACTGCAAATATCAAGGATATTCAGTTGTCGTTGGCACAAATAAAGGTCACGGCAAATACTATCTCGCAGACGGTTACTGATTTGTCTACGGGTATCGAGCAGGCAGGCATTCATTTAGACGGGGCGAATAGTGAGATTACACTTAAGGCCGATAAGACTAAATTTGTCGACAGGGACGGGGAAACGGATGTCTTTATCAAGGACGGCAAGTTGAATGCTAAAGCTATCAATGCGGATAAAGTACTTGCAGATGGCATACAAGGCAAGACCATTGACGCAAAGGATGCCACGTTTGAGAATGTGAATATCGGTGGCAAAACAACCATGAAAGGAGTATTGCAACAAGCAACAGCTTTCAATGGTGACTATACAGCTGCAAATGTATTCTTCTTACCAGCCATCACAACGGATAAAGAAATAATCCTCACGCAGGAGTTGAGTGATATTGGAAAGGTTATCAAGTTTTATAATAGTTCTGACTTCGGCGGTGGTCGGTATTTAATTCGCATGAGCCAGTTTGCCGTTGGTGCTGGCATACATGTAAGCACAGGAAAATACTATGCCGTTGTAGAGCCACAAGAGAGTGTTGAGATTACTTGTTTCTCCTCTGGGAATAATCAAGGGGAGTGGACGGTGACAAGCCGATTTGGCGTTGAACAATTTAAAAACGTTGAAGCAAAAGGGCGTTTCCCACGTGTTCTTGCTATGGGGGCTGTTAATATAGAGAACAGAGGGGATAACATGTGGTTGTCAGCCACCACTTATAACTCCATTAATCCAAATGATATGATGACGTTGGAGAAGCTAAATAACAATAGCTTTAAAGTAAAACTCAACACAAAGTATGTCAAAGAGCATTATAAAGTTATGCTTTCATGTCGTGGGGGCTATTTTGACAACTCATATGGAAGCTGTTATATACCAACCGCAACCTTATCTGAAAGTGG